TTTGCGCCTCCAAGCGCACATAAGAGACATGGGCATCACTATCACCACGGAATCGCTGCACGCGCCAGTTCCGCATGTGGCCTTGCTGAAACCATGCGAGACGCTTTTTCGTGTTGCCGATCGTGCCGACAGAAATAAACTTTTCTTGGCTGTAGGCTTTGCCATCGAGCGAGTAGCTGGTGCTGATCTGTGGATTCTTTCCGAGAGCAACGCTACCCGTAAGGCCGACCAATTCAAGCTCGTTGAATATCGCCCCGTTGCTCTGGTTATAGACAATGAGCGTGCCAAACTCCCAGCGCACCTCCTCGCCCCAATGACTGCCAATGTCCTGCACCAGATATCCTATGCTGGTCGATTGCGGATCTCCGACAAGCCACTTGTCGTAAGCCCAGACCATGTTCCGCGCTCGGTATTGAGCAAGCCCCGCCAAGGTGCTCACCAAAATAAACCATACCGGAGTTTGCAAAGCCTCGGATGCTGCTGCGTCATAGACCAAGGTCTGGTCTGGAAGATGCACATAAAGGTGCTGGTGGTTTTTGTCGTTTCTGGCTTCGAGTTTTACCAGAGACAATTGATTTTCTGTGTATCGCAACAGGATATTGTCGATTTCCTGCGTGCTAACCTTTTGGACGGTCGAGGATGCGCCGATATAAATGCCTGGGGCTTCGTTCCTGCCGCTACCTAAAAACGCGATGCGCTCGATAAAAACACAACAGGCTTGCGTACCGATGACGCCCTTCTGCAACTGCGCCCCGTCGATTCTTGCAAACGGGAATAGCTCGCCGCCCACGTTGTCAAACACCTCAATGGTGTTTCGGTTGAGGGCATAGACCTCGTTGCGTAACTTGAGCAGGGCTACGACTGGATCTGGATCAACCTCGGAACTGCCGTATTTCAGCGGGTTCACAAGAAGCGGATTTGTTAATTCTGTGACGATCAAAAACTCTCCGTCGGTGGTCATGAAATACCCATCGACCCAGCAGAAGTCGAGCACCACGCCGAGGTCGGGATCTGTGACTTGGGTCAGGGTTGTCCCGCTCCAATAGTAAAGCCGCCCACCAGATGCAATCGCCAGTAGGTCGAAACTGTAATCGAAGGTCACTAGCTCGGTAGTCGGCCCGCCAACATCGCCCAAGACGGTCACGACTCCGGTGCTTGAGACCTCCACCAGTTTCGTCCCCATCACCCGATAGCATTCGTCGTTCCAGTTGATGCCGCCGCGATCAACGCCAGGGCCTGTGCCGTTGGCCACAATCCCGTCTCCCGGTCTCAGAAACCCGTTGCTGATGCCGCTTACCTTTGGCACAGGCACAAGGTTCACCGGGTACGATGTCCGCAGTTCTGGTGTGTTATCGGTATAAATCCCGTTGAGGATAGGAACCTGCATTACTTCTTCGCCTTGTTTCGGGCTGAAATCTTCCTGGCCTTTTCTTGAGCGTCAGCCTTCGAGGACGCGCCCCACGCCCTCAAACTCAGCAGCAGCCGGGTAGGTTCACCGCCTTTGTATTCTGGGCCAGCATTGCCGCCCATTCGAGCAAGGAACGATGCGCGGCGAGGATTGTCGCCAGACTTGACTGGAGGCTTTAGGTTCATACCCTCGGCCCTCGCAGCGGCTCTCCCCTTGGCGTTTAAACCGCCTTTAGGGTTCTGGCCTTCCTTGCGTGCGTAGGCTGGAGTTTTCACCGAAACCCCTTGATCTTTTCAGCAATCTTTTTGGGCTGCTTGGCAAACTGCTGGCCCTTAGATGTGGCCTCACGCTTTGCCTTGGTGGTCGCGGCATACTCAGCCGCGGTCAGAACTTTGATTGCCCTCGCTGGCAGATAACGCTCGCCGGTCTCAGATGATGGCTTGCCTGACTTGGTGCGCCAGTCCTGCGAGCTCCAATCCTTCAGGCTTTTCTGCGGCGCTTTCATCGGTAGCCACCGCCTTTTTTCTTGTACTCCACCGCCAGCAATTGGGCTTTTCGGGCTGACCATTCGTTAGGATCGCCGCCCTTAGTCCCTGCCTTGATTTTCTCAAACAAGGCTTTGCGCATGGTGGGTTTGGTGTAGTTTCCAGCAGCGTTCACTGTGGACTTGGTAGCCATCAGGAATCAACAACTTTAATCACAGCAAAACGCAAAATTACAGCGTCGGACAAAGCGCCTAACGAAACGTTTCTCACGTTTATGTCAGCGGTGCCAGCGCCGCAGGATGCGTTGAAGGTGTACGAGCCAAGCGTGCCGCCAGAAATGTGATTTATAACGATGATGTCGCCAGATTCGACTGTGCTGTTGGTCATTGTGAAAGTTACGGTGGTGGATGCACCCAATGCCGCGCCGTTCATGGTGATTTGACCGCAGGACTTGTTCAGAGTCACCGCAGTGGCTTTGCTTGTGGCTTGCAGCACACCGCCGCCAGCGCCGACTGCATAACCCTGCTTGCCGGTGCCGCTGATTACCTGATTTCCAGTCGTTGATAGGCTTGTGCCTGTGGCCACACCGATTGATGGCGTTACCAATACCGGGCTTGTGAATGTTCCGGTGCTAACTGCCGGGTTTGTGATTATTGGAGTCGTCAGGGTCGGGCTGGTAGCAAACACTAATAGACCCGTTCCGGTCTCGTCGGTCATTGCTGCCCGTAGATTGGCGCTTGATGGCGTTGCTAAAAATGCCTGTACCCCTGCCGCATAAACCGCATCAGCATTGATCTGATACCAAGAATTTGTCGGTTGGTAAAAGCGGATCGCCGTTGCCGTTCCAGCACCCAAAAATGTCACGCCACCATAAAGAGCGGTCGCGCCATTCAAGGCTATCGTCAGCGAGGTAATTTCCTGCGTGGTGGTTATCAGCACCGAGGTGCCATCAGGCACACCAGTATTGAGAGGCAATGTGATGGTGCCGGTCGCCAGCGTTCCGGCAGGCTGCAAGAGCATCCATTGGTCATTACTAACCGGGGTCGGTACGGTGATGTTGAAACCATTTCCAGGCACAAACAGATTCACCGAGAGCGTAGGCGATGCAAAGCTCTGCTGGAAAAAGGTGAGTAGACTACCGATAGAGGTGCGTCTTGCGTCTCCGTTGTTGGGCGAATAAACGGGTAACTGATCCCCGCTGGAGACGGTGTTTAGAACGGGAAGCTGGTTAATAGTGGGCATGATCGTCCTCAGTTATATTCGATAGGGCCATCAGGACCAGCATTGACGGGGAAATAAGGAGGTCTGACGTAGGGGTTATCGTAGACCCTCCACGGCTTGTTGCCAGCACCCGCTGGGGTTGTGGCTGGGAGTTGCTTCTCAAGCGGGAAGGTCGCTCTCTGGAGCAAGATGTCATACCCCTGCTTAGCAGTGGTCTTCGTCTCGGTCATGACTTGCTTGCCGTAACTCGGTGCTAACCGAATGCCCAGGCTGCAAATGATAGCTTCATAGGCCGAATCAGGCACAAGCGTTTCTTCGTCCAGGCTGCTGTCCTGTGGGCTCGATGGCAATGGATAACCCAAACGGATGCCCTTGGCGTTCCAGTCGGCCATCATCGCATCCAAGCGCCGCAAAGCAGACTCTAGCTGCTCGGGCTGCAAATCAAATACATAAGACGCAAGCCCGATTTCCTCGAATGCCGCGCTTATAAATTGTCTTTTTGTATAAGACATGAGAAGTCCTCTATTCGTTTGAGCATCGTTGAATCAGACCAGCGTTTATCAACCTTCAACCCAATCGCCTCGGCGCGTTGCAGCATCTCGTCGCGTGTCACCGGGCTTTCGTCTGCAACGATTACAGGCGGCTCGACTTTCGGCACCCGCCGATTAATAGGCGATGGATGCACCCGTTTAGTCGCCTTGCGTTCTGCCGCCTGTGTCTTTTTAAGTTTGCGCTTTTGCAGCCGCAACTCTTTCCACGGCGCGAGAGTTCTTGTTTTAACAATTGCGGCAGATTGGATCATTTTTTCATTGATTTCGAGTCTGGCTTTTTCATCATGCTATATGCCATCGCAACGGCTTGCTTTTGGGGCTTGCCTGCTTTCATTTCTTTTTTGATGACACCTGACATTTTTTCGTTTTTGTTCATTTTCATTGTGTGGCCTGGCATTTTGCTCTCCTAGTAACTCGGGCCAGTATCTCTACTGACCCGAGAGGTTGATTAACTTATGCGATAAGCAATGAAGGTATCAGCAGCAGTTTTCCGTAGGCGGAAACGTGCCACAGAACCAGCGGTTGCCGCCGTTACAGCAGAACCTACGATGGTCACACCCGTGTTGACCGTGATGGTCATTACGAATGCTCCCAAAGTCATGAACGTAACGTCGAACCCTTCACCGATTGCCCATTCAGTTGCCAGGTCAAGGTTTGCACCCGTTGGCAGTTGCAGATTGCGGTTCTGGGTAATTGTTGAAGTGACAATGCCAGTCAGCACATTCGCTGCCGTGGCAATCATCGAAGCGCCATCGGCTATATCAGCCGGAGCGCCTTGCAGTTGCCAGTTGCCATCGTCAGTAATTACTGGAGCGACACCCACTGCGTAAAGCGCACCCGATGCACCAGCTTGAATAGTAACGATGGTGGCGTTGGTGAATGCTGCCGACACGTAGGTCGTGTTCTCGACTACTTGCAGCAAATCTTGCGTTTCGGGGAAGTTGGGATAGCCGACCTCCTGAAACACACTCGCTGGCGAGTATGCTTGCACGGCGACCTTCTCGCCTGTTTTC